ACCATTGACAGTTTGGATGACTTGCTGACTGTCTACACATCTAGCGGAAAGCCTAAGTTTTTTGGTGTAGTCGGATCACAGATTCGCGTTGTCCCCATACCAGACTCTAGCTACACGGGCGAGTTGATCTACTACGCAAAACTCAGCAAGCTGTCTGACTCCAACACCACCAACTGGCTGCTCACTAAAGCGCCTGACGTATATCTGTACGGTTCACTGCTCCAGGCCGCGCCTTACCTACAGGATGACGCGAGGATCCAAGTGTGGGCTGGCCTGTATAAGAATGGTATTGAGGAACTGCAAATTGCAGATGAGCGTGGCGCTACCAGTGGTGGCGTATTGAAATCACGCGCAAGGTCTTTCGGTTAAAATTTCCCCATATCGGAGAACCCAAAATGCATTCTGAACGAGTCAATAGTAAAGATGAATCTAGTGTTTCAATATCACGTCAAACGTCTATGCAGGAAAGCATTGGGGCAACCGGTTTTTATGAGGTTACCTGTTTTGACCAAGACGGGAATATCAAGTGGGCTGAGTCAATCCCCAACCTAGTTGTAACCGTTGGAAAAACCAATTTATTAGATAACCAATTTGCTGGCAGCGCGTATACCGCAGCTTGGTTTATGGGATTGGTTGATGGAGCATCAACCCCCACATATTCCGCTGGTGACACTATGGCATCTCACGCAGGATGGACTGAAAGCGTTGCGTATTCAAATGCTACGCGCCCGTCTGTTAGTTGGAATGCTGCCTCTGCCGGTTCCAAGGCATCTACTGCAACGGCGTTCACTATCAACGCCACTGCAACCATTGCAGGCTGCTTTTTGAATACTGTGAGCACTAAAAGCGGAACCACGGGGACACTGTACTCTGCTGGTAGTTTCACGGCCGGTAACCGTGCTGTGCAGTCTGGTGACACATTAAACGTGACCTACACAGCATCGGTATAACCATGTGAACTGCAAAAGTAAAGGTTTGTTGCTATGGCACTTGTAATTGCTGATCGTGTCAAAGAGACAACCGTTACAACTGGCACTGGCACTGTCACTTTAGCTGGAGCAACGTCAGGATTCCAATCGTTTTCTGCGGTTGGTAATGGAAACTCAACCTACTACACAATTGCTGGACAAAGTAGTTCAGAGTGGGAAGTTGGAATTGGTACATATACATCATCTGGAACAACGCTTTCCCGTACCACGGTCTTGTCATCTAGCAATGCTGGCTCATTGGTATCATTCTCTGCTGGCACAAAAGATGTGTTTGTGACCTACCCTGCAAGCGTAGCAGCTACAGAAGGCAAAGCAATCATCATGGCTATGGTGTTTGGAATCTAAAGGAATCGTATGGCAACCCCTAATATGCTCAATGTATCCTCCATCACGGGGAACACCGGCTATGCAATCCCAACAGCATCCACTACTAGCTTTGTTGCAGCAAATGGTTTTGTATCATGGACATACAACGGCAGCACTGCTCTGACCGGCCTGACTCCAGCGTCTGGCACGGTAAACAAGATTGACAACATCACAGCCACAAATGTCACAGCATCGGCGGCTACTTGCTATGTTGCAATCGGAAACTCTGCCACGTTCTCAATGTCCACCATTTACTTCATTGCGTATGGAATACTAGTCCCGTCGGGAGCATCGGTAGTGGTTACAGACAAGAGCACGCCGTTTTACTTAACCGATACGCAGTCCATTGGTGTGTTTACTGGAACTGGCAGCGCAATTCAGTTTGTTGCTTCTTTTGAGGCTATCACCTAATGCAGCGGTATAAAGGCTCCATTAAATCCTCTACGGCTGCTACGTCTAGCACGACTGCTGCGATTGGAGTATGGACATTAACTGAAGCAATGCAAGCGCAGCAAGCTGGTGCTTGGCCTACAACTAACGATATTTATTTTTCTTCTGTATCTATGTTGCTGCATGGAGATGGAACAAACGGCGCTCAAAATAATACTTTTATTGATAGCAGTACAAATGCGTTTACCGTTACAAGAAACGGAAGTACAACACAAGGCTCTTTATCACCTTATCGACAATACAACCTTACGGCTCCCTACAGCACTAGCGTAATAGGCGGGTCTGGTTATTTTAATGGCAGTACCAACTATTTAACTGTTGCAACTACTACAGCACTTGGTTTTGGGACGGGTGATTACACGGTTGAATTTTGGATATATTTAATTGCTTTGCCTGGCGCAAAATATACAATATTAGACTTTAGACCTAGTGGGGCAGGGGCAGTGCCTCATACAGTTTATGTTACATCCGGTGGGTATTTTGGTTTTTACAATGGAAGTGCTGACGTTACAAGCGCGTCCTTACCAATCACCGCAGGAACATGGAACCATGTAGCTTATTCAAGAGGCTCTGGAACGCTAAAAATATTTGTTAACGGAAGCAGCGCATATTCTGCGGCTAACACAATTGACTATTTGTCTACTAGACCTGTAAACATTGGAACCAACAACTCGGCAAATGCCGAATGGGTAAATGGATATATATCAGATTTACGAATGGTAAAAGGAACCGCAGTTTATACAACTACTTTTACCCCGCCAACCGCACCGCTAACTGCAATTACAAACACATCGCTTCTTTTAAGTTTTATTAACGCTGGCATTTATGATAATGCTATGCTAAATAATTTAACAACTGTTGGGAATGCACAAGTTAGCACATCAATTTTAAAATACGGCACTGGTTCAATGAGTTTTGATGGAACTGGAGATTGGTTGACTGGCGTTGACAACACCAATCTTCAAATGGCAGCGGGTGATTTTACAATTGAAGGATGGGTGTATCTTAATGCTGCTGGTGTTGCGTATGGAATTGTTAGCAAAGGCGCAGCAGCAACTGGGTGGAGCGTTAATGTTACATCAGGCAATAAATTGCAATTCAGTTATACAGCTTCAAACCTTACTGGTGCAACATCACTAGCCGCAACAACATGGTATTATTTTGCGGTAGTTCGTTCTGGTAGTGGTACTGGAAATTTAAAAGTATACTTAAACGGCACAGCAGACGCTACCAGTGCTGGCGCAGTAACCGACACTTTTAATCAAACAAGTATTTTGTATGTTGGTGCAGACCGTGTTGGTGGTAGTGCCTTAAACGGTTACGTTGATGACTTGCGGATTACCAAAGGCGTAGCCCGATATACAGCTAATTTTGCTGCTCCAACTGCGGCATTTCAAAATCAATAACTATGCTTTACTCTAAATTTGGGTCTATCCCTAAAACAGATACTGATGGCACAGATGGATGGGTTGAAGTAGGATACCCACCAAACCCAGTTGCTGATGGTTATGAGTGTGTGTGGTGGTTCCCACCTGGATGGTTGGTGCGTCCTATAAAGCCAGATACGCCTGATGATTGGTCATGGAATCAATCTTTAGAGCAATGGGTAACGCTTGAAAACGCGCAAGCACTTACTACAAGCCAGTTTAGTTCGTTAACCGAAATTCCAATCGGCTAGGTGTGAAATGTTTGGAATCTCAGCGATTGGCCAGGCTCCATTCAGTTCGTTGGGTAGTTCAATCTATGCCGTATCTATAGAAGAAGGTGGATACGGTAAAGGTTTCTATGGATTGGGTTTATACGGATATTCTGGTGCTGTAGATTCAATCATCTCTGGATTTGATTTTCCGGTCAGCATATCTGAGTCTGTATCTGCGTCTGACTTGCAGAATTATGCGCTGACAGTAGGAGCGTCAATTATTGAGTCAGGATCAGCATCCGATTCGTTGTCTTATGTTGTTGACCTAATAGCATCAATAATTGAATCTGGCACTGCAACTGAATCAATTGAACAAAACATTGTCGCAGTGGCTTTTGCCTCTGAATCAGGTTCTGCATCAGATTCTCAGACTTCTTTCTTTGTAGTTGTAGCATCTATATCCGAGTCAGGATCAGCATCAGATTCATCTGTCTCACTGATGATTATGGAGGCTCCTATTGCTGAAGGCGTAAGCGTGCAAGACGCTATGACGGCTGCGCTTGAGGCTATGGCGTTTGGCTCCGATACGTTGGTGGCAGTTGATGATTTGACTGGTGGCCTGGAATACATTGCAGCAATTGCTGAGTACCTTGATGCAATGGACTTCATCACTCAGCGACTCAAGTGGGAGCCAGAACCAATCAATCCAGACACGTGGACAGACTCTGGGACATCAACCACGTCATGGACTACGCAGTCCCCAAATACAGGTAGCTGGACTATAATTTCTGACAACACCAACCCCTGGACATCTGTAAGCGGAACGTCTAAGGATTGGACAACCCAATGAGGTGAAACATGGCTGATACGACCACCACAAACCTACTCCTTACCAAGCCAGAGGTAGGCGCAAGCACCGACACCTGGGGTACGAAGATCAACACCGATCTGGACTCAGTTGACGCGGTGTTTGCGGCGGCTGGAACTGGAACTAGCGTTGGTCTCAATGTGGGGGCAGGCAAGACGCTGGCGGTGGCAGGTGCGCTTACTGCTACAGGCGTTACAACGCTGACTGTCCCAATCATTGACAACCCGAAACTCGGGTATGCGACTACAGCTACAGCGGCAGGAACTACAACCCTGACCGTCACAAGCGCCAACCAGCAGTTTTTCACGGGAACCACCACCCAGACTGTAGTGCTGCCTGTCACGTCAACTCTTGCACTTGGCATGAGTTACTTCATTAGGAATAACAGCACGGGGATAGTCACTGTCCAATCATCTGGTGCGAATACGATTGTTACTGTACTTCCAGGTAAATACACAACATTTACCTGTATTTTGACAACTGGCACTACGGCAGCATCTTGGGATTATCAAGAGGTGCCGTCAGCTACACAAATTAGAGCAATTTCTGCATCAGTTGCCTCAAGTGCGTTGACAATTTCTGCATCCGCATTGACTCTAGATTTTCGTTCTACTACCTTAACAAGCGGCACTGTTACCACAGTGTCTGGAACACCCGCTAACTTTGTAATTTCAAGTGGATCAACTCTTGGCACGGTATCGGCGCAGCAATCCCGTATTGTGGTAATTGCGCTGAACAACGCAGGCACAATTGAATTGGCGGCAGTCAACATTTCCGGCGGCAACCAGCTTGATGAAACAAACCTGATTAGCACGACTGCTGAAGGCGGCGCTGGCGCGGCTGACAGTGCAAACGTAATTTATTCCACTACAGCGCGTACATCACTTGCTTATCGTGTGATTGGCTACATTGAATCCACCCAAGCAACCGCAGGAACTTGGGCCACTACGCCATCCACTATTCAAGGCCAGGGCGGTCAAGCATTAGCCTCAATGAGTTCCGTGGGATATGGACAAACTTGGCAAACATTGACTGGTTCTCGCGTTGGTGGGACAACTTATTACAATACTACAGGCAAACCAATTGTTGTATCTTTTAACA